GTTGCATCAGCTTTTCCAGCTGTGGTATGGCAGCGTTTTGTTTCATTTAAGTACGTAATGCGTTACGAGCCAGCCCACTATTCCGCCCAGTGTAACAATAATGCCCAGGCCCCACTTGATGATCTGATCATTGCGATTGGCAACCACTGTCTGTATCATGCCCCGTATGTCAGAAATCATCTTGTTATTTTCAATTGATCTGGCCTCAAGTGATTCTAACTTTTCTTCCAGATAACGATAGCGTTCGGCACACAATTCCACATGTGCTTCCAAACTCTTTTTTTCAATATCGGTTGTGTCAACCATGCTGTGTGTCCCAGGATGTTTTATTTATGCTAACAGCTCAAACCAGATGTTGGCATCTGCACTCAAAGACACCAAGACCGGTGTGATTTCTCCAGTTTCATCCAGGCCCTGGATCATGGGCACATCTTCGCAGTCTTTTTGCAGATAACCCACTGGATTACCATCACAGGCCACAGTGGCAGGATCAACCACTACAAATTCAAACGACCAAATGCCAGTGTCCGCATTGTGTACAGGCCGGGTGATATTTTCTGGCAAGGTTCGCAAGGAGATGATTTGATTCACAGTTTCCCAGTTGCACTGTTGATTTCTGGCCCGGTTCCATTCCGACTCTGTGCCAATTACACGACCCGAGACATCTTTGAACTGCGTATTGGCCTTGTGACTACGATTCTTTACACCTGTTTCGGTAATATCAAATCGAGTCTGGCATCGTATGCGTTGACTCATATAGACAATGATACCTGTGACAGGTCAGATCTGGTGATTCTGCAATTTAGTGCAATCACAATACGATCCTGTGTACCGCGGTAAACCACAGCAGAATGTTGTAGCCAACTGGGGAAAACCACCATCATACCAGGTTCTGCTCTGAAGTCAATACTGGTGTTGCGATTGACCCAGGCCATTCCTGCATCTGCATACCCACAATTGTTGGGGTTGTAAAATCTGTTGACACCATTTTTATCTTCAGCAGCACCCATGTCTCCGGTGTCTACATAATAGATAGCAGACCAAGAACTGCCAGGATGAGCATGCATGTCATGATAGCCACCATCACGTGTGATATGACACCAGGATTCGTGTATCTCTACTGTGACATTCATACCAGGAGGCCAATAGGCCTTGTTGGCATTGGCAGCAGCACGGAACATACACTGCTTGGCCCAGTGACTGAATGCCAGTACAGCAGGCGAATCTGTGGTCACAAAGTCAAATCCGCTTTCGTATAAGCCGCGTTTGGCATCTGGTGCCACATTGCTGACATGTTTCTTGGCTTCAAGGTCGTAGCATACCTGAGCAAGCTCATCTCGATGCTGATCGTGCTCGTCCCACTGAAAATCGTACATCAGGATAGGCCATAATGGAATTGGGTTGAGTGGTTGCATAGTGTAGGTATTTAATGGTCAAAACAAAGCCCCGAAATAAATCCGGGGCTCGGGGTCTATACTTGACTGACTAGAAATTAGCTAGCAGCTAGTTTGAAACCTACGTTTACAACGTCTGTACCTTCAACGTTAACACCTGTTACTGTGCCATCGCTGGCTGTGATCTGAATGTTACCCAATGCACGCAGTTGGGCTTGCAGAGTGGCTGCTGTGTAGGCACCACTTGGATATACAGCGTAGCTGATAATTCCACTTGCACTGGCACCTTCTACCTGATACATAGCAATGGTAGCTGTCTCTTGAACGCTCTGATTTAGTTGAACAACAACACCTGGTGTGAAAACACCGCTTGTGACGTTACCCAACTGGTTGCGCAGGTCAATGTTCTGTTGTGAACCGTTCTGTACAACAACGTTGAAAAAGTCCAGTTTTGGACCTGCCATCTGTACCAAGGCAGCTGCTGTAATAGCGCCTTGTTGTGGGCCGTTTGCTAAGTCTAAGGCAAATACCGGTTGTGCATCACCGTTTGCTGGATTGAATACTGCCATTTTAATTCTCCTTTGTGAGTGGGAATGTTTCGTCCCTGTACTTATTTATACCAAAAGGCAGAAATCGGTTGGTACCTATGTCAATTCGGGATTGTTTTGTGCAAAGTTTGCCTTGCTAAATCTAAAACGATCCACAAACTTCATGTTTTGTCCCACATAACCTTCATGTCCAGGCTCGTTGTCGATGCTGGCACGTACATCTTGATCCTGTGCATCCAGTTGACGTACCACTTGATTTTTAAGACTAGAAATTTCCAAGAACGCTTGGAACAGGGCTGCCACTGCCTGTTTGTTTTCAGTAGCCCATTCAAATATGCGTGGTGCCTTGGCTGGGGACTTTTGTCTGACCCAGTCACCAAAACCACTCATCAAATTATCATAGCTGCCAGTACGCACACGACTGTTGATGTAGGTCTTGACCAAGGCCGGAAAATCACTGATCTTGCGTGCTCTAAGTTCAGCAGGATCAAACAATTGATCCATGGCTGCACCGTATTTTGTGAGCAATTGAGTAGCATCCTTGACAGTGGCAGCGTCGAGCTTGATCTGTTTGGGATTTTTTAGACTGGGATCCAGTATCAGCAGACCTGGACTGGGTGCCAGGGCAGCAGCACGAATGGGTGTGGCAGCTGCTCCTGGTGCTGCCAAAGAAGTATGAATAGCCACTGCTGCTGTGCTTTGACCAATCTTCTGACCCAGGTCTGTGTTGGCTGGAACTGTGTATGTCACAGTGTTGGGTGTGAACACATAGTTGTTGCCTTTTAACTCTGGGGTTTGGCTATACAACAGATCGCCTTGAATATAGCCACGGAAATCTTCAGGTACTGCGCGACGCAGCAAGGGAAACAAGCGTTGATATAAGGCAATCAGTTCACCACGTTCTCCACCACGCTGTGCCATAATCCGGGCTATTTGATCTGTGCTGGTGGCCAAGCCGTCATAGCCCTTGGCACCAAATCCTGACTTGTCTGTCAACACAAACTCACCCGAAGGTTTACGGCCAAATATGATGGCAGGTTTTCCATCCCATTTCACTGTGGTTTCGCTGGGATTGCGAGCAGCAGTCACAATACCGTCAAGTGCTTGCTTGAGGCCGGCACTGGGTCGTTGATCAAAGATCATGTCTTCAGGGTGTTCAATGCGCACTCCTTCCACAATGACCTGCATGCCCTGATTCACAATGCGATCACGTAAACGAGCCATCATGCTGACTTCGTTGTATTCTGTGTATAGTGCTGTGTTCTCGTAGATGCCTTCGTCAAATTTTATACCTTCGCGTTCCATGTGTGCCTTGAAGTCAGCAATTTTTGCAGCACGTTTGGGATCAGCTTCTAGGGCTTTTAAGATAGATTCCACGCTGTAGAGATCAGCAATGGTAGAGTTGGGACTCAGCAGCATTTGTGCCACCATGGAAGGATCGTCGGTGATCATGTCATTCGTGGCACGATCCATAATACCATCATTTTGATTTAACTTGTAGCCCAGGGCCTTGGCCATGCTGTTCATCATGATGTTGCGCAGGGCACCTTTGTATTCACTGCGTGGATCACTGCTTAGTACAAACTGTGTCCAGCGTGGCTTGTTGCTGAACATAAAATCAGTTTGCACAAACCCGTTCTTAGGATTACCGCCGATGGCAGTAAAGAAGTGTACTGCTGAACCTGTTTTCTTGATATAACGTGCAGGGTCTACACCTTTGCTCTTGGCCCATTGTGCTAATACTGTGACTAATTGATCTTTGCTCATTTCACCAGCATCTACACTAAGATCCAAGTCACCGGAGTCTGCCTTGCGACCAGTTGACCCTAGCCATTTGACGGGTTTGCCATCACGTTTATCTTTGTCTTTTGTGAGGTCCAAGCCAGTGATCTTCTCTAGCCACTGTGCTGTGGGCATGACATCTGCTTGTGCAATACGCTGGGTCAACGGTTGTCCAGCAGTGTCTTTGAATACATTACCGCCTTCTGTTATGTTCAAATTCATATTCTTCTCTGACGTTTGCGACTTTCAGCTGGGTAGGTGAACGGTCTGTCACGATCGTCAATTATTTCTAAATTCTTGATCAATTGTTTTCGTTGTTCTGGGGTCATCGTTTCATAAATTTTGAGAATTTGTTTGTTTTCTCTAATGCCTCGTGCAGCAGCAGTTTTTATAGCCTGCTTATCAGCAAAAGTTTGTTGAAATCCTGGTTTGGCTTTGGCAGCATCTGCGTCTGCTTTGATTTTTCCATCTGCAGCAGATTTTACTGTATTAGCCGCGGTATTAGCTTTTACCTGTTGTAGTGCGGCTC